GGAAAGAACAGACTGCCTCAAGTGGGCAGAAAGCAAGCTCAAAAACCCAAGAAGAGCTACCTTAAAACCAACACCATGGGAAGAGGTATCAAAGGGTAAGTTTACAATTAAGTTCTCATGGTCAGATGAAAAAAGACCACCGATTGTAGACACAGAAGGTACACCTGTAAAAGATCTGGACACTCCAGTCTATGCAGGCAGTAAAGTTAAGTTAGGTTTTACACAGAAACCTTACATTCTCAGGGACGGTGTAACCTACGGCACATCACTCAAACTATCTGGAGTACAGATTGTAAGTGTGCAGTCAGAAGTAGGCGTAGACACAGGCGACCTTGATGAACAGGGAGCTGCTGACTTATTTGGCAGTACAGCAGGCTTCAAAACAGCAGAGCCAAACGTAACACCTGATACAACACCTAGCTCAGTAGAGTTAGACGATGACTTTTAGGTCAGGTCTGGAGGAAAAGGTAGCAGACCTGTTGGTACAACTGGGCGTCGACTATGAATATGAGGAGACGTCCTATCCTTACACGATTGAACATAGCTATACTCCTGACTTTGTGCTACCTAACAATGGAGTAATCCTAGAGGTCAAAGGGTATTGGGACCCACCATCTAGGCGTAAAATAAGACAAGTTATCAAGGACAACCCAACAATAGATCTTCGCATGGTCTTTCAAGACCCTTACAAACGTATATCGAAGAAGTCCAAGACAACCTACGCAAAATGGTGCGAGCGTTACAGTATTAAATGGTGCGCTGCACATTGTATTCCAGTTGATTGGCTGAAATGACAGCAGAGTTTATAAGACATGAGCCATGCGAAGTGTGTGGTTCATCTGATGCTAAGGCAGTATACTCAGACGGGAATACATTTTGTTTTAGTTGCCACAACTTAACACGTGGCGAAGAAGAAGAAACAATTACCACCTTTACAAATGTGCCCCAATTCAAAGGGTCAGCTCAACGACTCAACAAACGTAAGCTCAGTGAGAAAACTTGCGAGCACTACAAAATTTACAGAGACGGAGAACTTCTACGCTTCCCTTATTTCAACAGCAACGGAGTTCTTCAAGGCTTCAAGACGAAGAATAAACTAAAAGAGTTTAAGTATGAGGGGACAAGTACGGACACTTTATTTGGTCAACACCTTATTCCTTCTACGGGCAAATCTATTATTGTTTATGAAGGCGAACTGGATGCAGCCTCTGGGTGGGAAGCCTACCCAAATTGGCCACACGTCTCGCTACCACATGGCGCAGCGTCGGCAAAGAAGGACATTCAGAAACAACTACAGCTCTTCCAAGGTTACAAAGAAGTTATACTATTCTTTGATAAGGACGAGGCAGGGCGCAAAGCGACGGAACAAGTGGCTGCTCTCTTACCGTCGGGGACAGCTAAAATTGCTAATCTGGCAGACCCGTATAAAGATGCGAGTGATGCGTTGCAAGCCGGAGATACGGAGGCAATTAGAAAAGCGATATGGAATGCAGAGACTTACAGACCGGATGGAATCGTTGAGGGTAAATCATTATTAGAACTCGTTACAAATCCATCACCACCTTGTGACTATGAGTATCCTTTTGCAGGACTGCAACAGATGAGTCATGGCATACGGTTTGGAGAGTTAGTTACTATCACGTCCGGGACAGGGCAAGGTAAATCTACGTTCTGTCGGCAACTAGCTACACATCTACTGGAAACAGGAGAGAAGGTTGGCTACATTGCACTGGAGGAAAGTAACAGAAGAACAGCACTAGGACTTATGTCCGTAGCTGCTGGTAAAGCATTACATCTTGGAGAACATTCCAAGGACACACTATTAGAAGCATATGAGTATACGCTCAAAGGATGGGAACTCTACCTGTACGACCACTTTGGAAGTGCTGACCCTGATATTATTTATAGTCGTATTGAATACATGGCACTCGCTCTCGAGACTAAGATCATCTTCTTAGACCACTTATCAATACTTATATCAGGACTAGATGGAGATGAGCGTAAAATGATTGACACTACTATGACTAAGCTACGAAGTTTAGTTGAACGTACTGGCATCAGCTTATTCTTAGTGTCTCATTTGAGACGGACACAAACAGACAAGAACCACGAGGAAGGAGCAAGGGTTACACTTGGTCAACTACGCGGGTCCGCAGCAATTAGCCAGCTATCGGACATGGTTCTCGGATTGGAACGCGACCAACAATCGGCTGACCAAGACCTTACTACATTACGCGTGTTGAAGAATCGTTACTCAGGTGAAGTCGGAGTGGCTTGTTCGTTACAATATGACAACAACACTTGTAAGTACAATGAAACTAAGAACGCAGTTTTCAATCCCAGCACAGACTTCTGATCTGGATAGATTGATAAAACCAAACCCTCCTACTAAAGCAGCTAAAAAGCGTGCTAAGTTTAAGGATAAGACATACAAATCAAATGCTCGTATTTGATATAGAAACAAATGGATTACTGAATGACGTATCTAAGATACATTGCATTGCCACTTTCGATACGGAAACGGAAACCTCCTATGTATTTAACAATAGGGGTGAACAGTCCGGTTCAATCCAAGATGGTATCAATCAGATTATGGAAAGCCCAAGCATTGCTGGGCATAATATCGTTGGTTACGATCTCCCCGTTATTCGGAAGCTCGGTACCAGCAACGATTATACTGGTGATATTTATGATACTCTTATACTATCTAGGCTATACCACCCGAACCTTATGGAGATAGATAAGAAAAGACAGTGGCGACACATGCCATTACAGTTATACGGTAGACATTCACTCGAAGCATATGGTTACAGATTAGGTGAATACAAAGGAGACTTTGGTAAAACATCTGACTGGAAAGAGTGGAGTCAAGAAATGCAGGACTACATGGTCCAAGACGTAAAAGTAACAACTAAACTATGCGACCACTTTCGCCCCTACCTGACTGGTGCGCGTTAGAGCACAGAGTTCAGGACATACTTACTAAGCAAGAAATACATGGATGGTATTTTGATGAACAAAAAGCTCAGCAACTTGAGTCATCTCTCCGACGAGAGATGGAAGAAACTCAAGCAATACTTTGCGGACAATTCCCTTTCGTTGCAGGACCGTTGTTCACTCCTAAACGAGATAACTCAACACAGGGATACAGAGCGGGATGTGAAATACAACGAATAAAGGAGTTTAACCCAACATCGAGAGACCATATAGCATGGATTCTGACGACTCATTTGAATGTCAAACTGACCAAGACCACCACGACTGGGAAACCAATTATCGACGAGATTATATTGACGGAGATAGATATTCCCTTCTCGAGGTTATGTGCGAAATGTTTGACGATAAAGAAAAAGCTTGGGATGATATCAGAAGGCGTGAACGCATGGCGCAAGCTTGTTACGACGTCTAACCGAATACATCACCATTGTTCTGTGGCAACTAACACTTTTAGATGTGCACACAGAAACCCCAACCTTGGACAGGTACCAGCCGGTCCAGAGTTTAGAGAACTATTTACAGCCAGCCCCGGAAAGATAATGGTAGGTGCTGATTTATCAGGCATCGAGCTGAGAATGCTTGCCCATTACCTTGGCAGATACGACGGTGGTCGATACGCCGATATCCTACTTAACGATGACATTCATCAAGTTAACGCTGATAAAATAGGAATCACCCGCCGACAAGTCAAGACTGTCACATATGCATTCTTGTACGGAGCGGGCAATGAAAAAATAGGTATGAGTTATGATAACTCTTTACAACCCAAGGAAGCCAGAAAAAAAGGACAAGAGATTAGAGAAGCTTACGTCTCTGCTATCGAAGGACTCGCCGACTTACTGGGAGCGGTTTCACATAAGGCTACTCAGGGTCACATCATGGCATGTGACGGACGAAGGGTGTTGGTCGATAGCCCGCACAAAGGACTGAACTACTTGCTTCAGTGCTCAGCCGGAGTTGTAGCAAAACGTTGGATGGTTATTGCCAACGATCTAGTCCAAGTAAAAGCTAGTCAACTAGCATTTGTACATGATGAACTACAGTATGAGTGTGAAGAAGGTTACGCTGACACTTTGATGGAAACCTTGGAAAATTCAGCAAAATTAGCTGGACATTACTATAACTTGCGTTGTCCAATAGCTGCCGAAGCTAAAAAAGGCAAAACATGGGCTGACGTACATTAAATTTATGAAATTATTGATTGATTGCGACTACATTGTATACAAATGTTGTGCAGCAACCGAAACCGAGATAGACTTTGGAGAAGACTTAATCGTTGTAACTTCTAACTTTACAGATGCATATAATTGTGTAAAACGTGAATTAGAAAAAATACAAAGAGACTTAGGAGGGTTTGACGACCTAATTTTGTTTTTTACAAGTCCTAATAATTTTAGGAAAAAAATTTTGCCTGAATACAAGGGTCATAGACAGAGAAAAAAGCCCTGTGGATTTAAGCGAGTTATAAATAACCTAAAAATAGAACACAAAGTTATTTTAAAAGATACATTAGAGGCAGATGATTCTATTGGTATCTACGCTACGAAGTTCCCCGGTAATATTATCGTGTCTCCTGACAAGGACATGAGACAGATTCCCGGAAAATTATATGACTTCAATGAAACAGTTGACATCACACCTGAAGATGGTGCTCGTTGGCATCTAATACAAACCTTAGCCGGTGATAACACAGATGGCTACGCAGGCGTCCCCGGGATAGGGGTCAAGAAAGCCATGAAGATCTTTGAAGAAGAAGGATATAGCTGGAAGACAGTGGTAAAAACTTTTGAAGAGAAGGACATGACTGAAGAAGATGCGTTAGTTAATGCAAGACTTGCACGTATATTAACTGTTGATGATTATGACTCAGAAAAAAAAGAACCAATCCTTTGGACTCCCGAAGCCGACTATAGAATTGACGATGCAACAGGAGCTAGACCTGAGACAGATAGAGATACAAATAAATAAACCAGAAGCGAGAAAGGAAGATATAATTACAGTCTTCATGGCTCTGCAACATCAAAACTTTGTACTACAAAATTGTTTACACAAACTATTACAGAAATGGCAGGAAAAACACCCAACAGAATAGCTAGAACAGGTCGAGTTCAAGCATGGATAGACAATCCCACCAATCGTCTGCCAGTATCATGTACGATATTTAATGTCGACGATAGTATGGAGGGACCAAATGGCATTGAAGCAAGCTGGCGTTTTGTTAGCCATGCTCTACGCTTTGGAGCAGGAGTCGCAGTCCACTTGTCGGACCTTAGACCAGCAGGAACAAAAACAAATAAGGGACCTGATACGCTTGTTGCAAGCGGACCAGTCTCATTCGCAAAAATCTACTCAACATTAAATGAAATTCTTAGGCGCGGGGGGACGTACCGGAATGGCGCTTGCGTTCTCCATCTTGATATTACACATCCCGATATTCTTGATTATGTCAACGTTGATCGGGCGCAGCTTCCGTGGGTCAAAAGATGCGTCGACCTCACCAGAGAGCAGTGGTTTAATACAGAAACTGGAGTCAAGGAAGCAATCCTACGAGGCATTGCAAAAGGAGATATTTGGCTCAACAAAATAAAACATGACAGAAATGGAAAACGAATCAGGAGCAACGTCTGCCTTGAGGTTTATTTGCCCTCACGCGGAACTTGCCTCCTACAACATATCAATCTCGCAGCCTGTCGTATCGGCGACTTACGACCAAGTTTCCGTGAAGGCATGCAAGAGCTGTGCGCTCTCCATGGTAAGACAGGTGTTGGAGAATCTGGAGAATATTTAGAACCAGAATTTGACAGACAGGTTGGACTAGGAATGCTTGGCTTAGCCAACTTCTTAGCTAACAACAACATTAGCTATGCCGAGTTTGGTAAGGCGCTTAAGGCAATAAACAATGCCGAGCCTTACGAAGGTTACGCAGGATTAGCAGCACGCGAGCTCTTCCTCGGCATACAAGAAGCTGCTAACATAGCAAGAGAGAACAAGATGGAACGGGCATTTGCTATAGCCCCAACTGCTAGTTGTTCTTATAGAAGTAGAGACATACATGGGTTCACTTCTACACCTGAGATAGCACCACCTATTGCACGTACTGTCGATAGAGACTCAGGGGAGTTTGGTGTAGAGACAGTAGAATATGGCAACGTCGAGATCGCATCTGAAGTAGGATGGGATAATTATAAATTAGTAGCAGATCAGATAATGATTATGCTTGACAAAACAGGATTGCTTCATGGCTATAGCTTCAACAGTTGGAGCGACATGGTGACTTACGATGAGGCATTTATAGAAGAGTGGCTTGATAGTCCACAAACTTCTCTCTATTATAGTTTGCAAGTGATGGGAGATACACAGGATAAAACAGATGCTTACGCAGCACTGGACGACACTGCTGTTGATGACTACCTAGCAAGTATAATGAGTAACAAACCAGACGAAATTTCTTGTGATTGTCAACAATGAATCCATATATAAAGTTATTGTCCCGTAAAAGAACGTGGACACCAGTACAAACATCTAAAGGAAAACTAAAAGAAGGTGCAGAAGAAACCATCTACCGTGCTC